AGAGGTTGTTATATCGTCTGGCTTAGGCAAAAAACATTTAGTTAAACAAATACCTTGGTCGACATTTCAAACTGCTATCCTCTCTCTTATCCACCAAGCCGAGACTAAGGCAAGAATAGATGAAGTATATCAATATCTTGAAAGGTCAGATAGTTTAAGCGAGGAAAAATATGCTACACATCGTATTTTGGCATTAGAAAAGGAGATTGTATGAACTGGTTAAAGAGAATATTCTGTCGACACGATTGGATCGTAGCAAAAAGTGATGATTTCTACTGGTCTAAGGTAGTTTGTAAAAAATGTGGTGCGATTAGACACTATATTGATATTGATGATTGACATTATATAAGCGCAAGCGTATAATTAGAGTATCAATAACGAAAGGATTGACATGAACATAACAGAACAAGCCGATTGGTACGAATATATGGAAGAACTAAACTTAGGTATTTGTATACCTGACTTAGGTGATTTTAGTGAGGCAAGTGATGAGCGTTAGTTTATTAGAAGTTATTGAAGCTGCCGGATATGATCTAAACACATTAGAAGATAATGAATGGCTAGTATCTAAGCGTAGAGAGTTTGAAGAACTATTAGATAAAGCAGACTTTATGATTGACCAAGAACAAGAAAAGCGAGATTTGGCTGCTGAAGTTAAATATGAGACGGATTATCTAAAAGATTTTCCTAGTATTTATAAGGAGAAACTATAATGTTACATCTAGCAGTTGAACCAGACTACGATGATGAAGATTCAATGCGTCGATTCCGTAAGTCAATGAAGAACTGGGACAAGAAATTAGATAGATGCCAGGACGAGATGTTGATTTACATTAGGGAACGAATCAATTATTTAATAGAAGTAAGAAGCCAGAATTATCTGGAAGAAATGGAGAAGTAACATGGCAAATACAAAAGTTGGCGGCACAAAAGTTAAAAGCACAATGATTGAACGATATGGAAGCGAAGCAGCCTATAAGGTACATATGCAGTTGATCGCTGGTATTGGTGGTAGGAAAACTGGTATGAAAGGTTTTGCTCTTAACCCTGAATTAGCTAGGACTGCCGGCAAAAAAGGTGGAAGTATCAGCCGTCGTCGAAAAATTGCTATAATAGAGTAGTACACTTGATAGCACCTAAATCAACCTAACAAAAGGACCTACCATTAGTAAACTCTCGGACTACAAATTATATTTTGAAGCACCAAAGAACTATAAGGAAATTAAGCAAGAGATAAAGGCGAGGACGATTAAGTAATTATGTTAGTATTCCTATGCAGAGTATTCGTATGGATATGTCTCATAGGTACAGTGGCAAGTGCAATTACTTATTGTATGGAACGATTTAACAGACACTGATTGAGTCATTAACAAGATTATGCTATACTAAGGATAGTATGGGCAATGTAGGAAAACCTAGAAAGCAACTTGAATCGCTACCTAATGGATGGCAAGACTATATTATTGATGAAATGAGTCAGGGTGCATCGCTTGAGGAAATTAAGGCTTATCTAAACATAAGCAATGATGTCCACACACGATGGGTTAATGAAGAACTACCTTATCAGGAAACCATAAAAAGAGGCATTGAATTATCTAAGGCTTGGTGGATGAAAAAAGGTAGGACTGAACTAGAGAATAAAGACTTTAGTTATACCGGCTGGTATATGAACATGAAGAACCGATTTATGTGGAAAGACAGACAAGACGTTACGACCAATGACAAAGATCTACCAACTCCAATATTAAATGGCATCAGTAAGAAAGACGTGGGCGATGACGTATATTCTGACGACAGCAACAAAGAAATTATCTAAGTTAAAGAAACGTATTAGGGCAGTAGCTGGTGGTACATCTGCTGGTAAAACGATTAGCATTCTTCAACTCCTAATTGATGATGCCCAGACTGATAAGATTCCAACTATAACAAGCGTAGTATCTGAATCATTCCCCCACTTGCGTAAAGGTGCAATGCGAGACTTTCTATCAATCATGCAGGAACATGGTTATTATAAAGATTCACGTTGGAGCAAGACCGACTTTACCTATACGTTTGAATCAGGTAGTAAGTTAGAGTTCTTTTCAGTAGATCAACCAGGTAAAGTTCGTGGGCCAAGACGTGATAGGTTATTCGTTAATGAGATAAACAACGTGCCACAGGAAACCTTTGAGCAGTTACTCTTAAGAACTAAAGAATATACATGGGCTGACTGGAATCCAGTTAGCGAGTTCTTTATGTACACCGACTACATCGATAAACGACCAGACATTGATTTTGCTATCTTAACCTATAAGGATAATGAAGCACTTGATGAATCTATTATATTTGAGATTGAATCACGCAAGGATAACAAACAGTTCTGGCAGGTTTATGGTCTTGGACTTCTAGGCGAGGCTGAGGGACGTATCTATACTAACTGGCAGATTATTGACGATATACCACACGAAGCACGTTTAGAGAGATATGGGCTGGACTTTGGTTATTCTAATGACCCATCTTCCCTAGTGGCTATTTACTATTACAATGGTGGCTATATCCTTGATGAGATACTTTACCAAAAGGGGTTAAGTAATAAGCAGATAGCTGATGTTATCAAGAACGCACCGACTGCTTTAGTGATTGCTGATTCGGCTGAACCTAAATCTATTGATGAGATTAAATCCTATGGCATTACAATCATGCCGGTGGTTAAAGGTTCAGACTCGATTATGCAGGGTATCCAGTATGTTAAAGACCAACGAATAAGTATTACAAAGCGTTCAGTCAATGGTATCAAAGAGTATCGTAATTACCTGTGGAAAACAGACACTAACGGAAAGATTATCAACGTGCCAATAGATATTTGGAATCACTTTCTTGATGCTGCACGTTATGGCTTTGAAGGACTTAAGGGAACTGCTACTGTTGTTCACGCTTTCAAACCAAAAGAAATGCTTACAAGGAAGAACATGAATAGATAGGTGATGATTAGGGCTGGGACTTAGCATAATCGCTCAGTATCCGAACCAGCCCTATTCTTTGCACTATTGTATCAACAATGATTATGATATAATACACTCATCGGATACGGGCTAAGGACACAAAATGGCCAAGAAAACAACATCTGACACACTTAGCACTGTAATCGCCGACTTTAATGCCTCTTGGGAATATACACAGGGTACATGGCACAATCGTTGGCAGAATAATCAATTCTTATATAATGGCAATCGTGTTAAACGTGGCTATGTTGGTATCACTGATACATTTGTTCCTATGGCATTCGGAACTGTTGAAACTCTTACGTCCGGCTTATTTGGTTCAAAGCCAAGATTTTATTACTTAGCACCACAAGAAAAACAAGACCAGCCAACTGAGATTCTTAACTCATTACTTGATTACTACTGGGATAAAGACCAATGGTCATTAAAGATTATCAACACAGGACGAAACACTTTCAAACTAGGCACAGCAGTTGATTACTTCTTCTGGGATAAAGACCACCCAAGACTTATAAACGTACCTATTAGGGATTTCTTTATTGCACCAACATCATCATCACTAGATGAATATTGCACACCTTTCTGTGGCCGACGCTTCCTTACTACAAAAGAAGAACTAGAATCATTTGAGATTGTAGACTTTGAAGGTAAGCCAGATATTGATGGCAACTATCCAATGAAGCCAAAGTATTCAAACATTGACCTTATTACAGAGGGTACAAAAGGCGAGAACACCGACAAGCAACAGAAGGATATGTGGTATGGTTCAACTGTTAGCGAGCCAAACAAGAAACAGATTGAAGTCATTGAGTATTGGACTGTGGATAAGACTGTATCCGTAGCCAATCGCTCAGTAGTGATTGAAGATACTGAAAACTATTTCAAAGCCAAAGACCGAGCCAATGGTGCTAAATATCCAAAAGGTTTGCTACCATTTGCTGATTCTAGGGATTATGTTGACGAATCACTATTCTATGCTAAGGGCGAGATAGATATTATTGCTGACGAACAGGAACTCTTAAACGATATTACCAACCAGAACATTGACTCTATTACATTTACCTTGAATCAGATGTACACAATTGATCCTAAGTATGCTCACATGATTAGTGAGATTGAGAACTTACCTGGTGCTGTCTATCCATTTGAAGCCGGCACTTTAGTACCTATTAACCAACGGCCAATCCCACCAGACGCATTCCTGGAGCGACAGAACATTAAGAACGAGATTCGTGAAACTACTGCGGCAAGTGAAGTCGTTAAAGGCACAAGTTCAGAAGGTGCTAAATCTACTGCTACTGAAATCAACGCCCAGATTGCCGGTGCTGGTCAAAGATTCAGCCTTAAAGTTACTCAGATTGAAAACGGCTACTTCTATCGTATGGCAAAGATTATCTTTAAAATGATTCAACTATATGTTACTGAGCCAATGATGGTCCGTATTGTAGGAAAAGATGGCGCACGTTGGGAACAGTTTGACCCATCAGAGTTTCAAGGCGATTATGAGCCACGAGTACAACTAGAGGCTTCTATCAACAATGAGAAACAGCAAGACGCTAACAATGCTAAAGAATTACTCGGTGCGTTCTTGGGCGACCCAGAGATTAACCAAGTAGAATTAAAGAAAATGGTGTTAAGTAAGTCATTTGACCTTGACCCAGATGAGGTTGAACTCCTTATTGCCCAACAGACCCCAATGTCGCAAAATGGTATGCCACCCGAAATGGGACAAATGCCATTGCAACCACCAGCACCAGACCCAAGGCAGATGATGGCTGAACAGAAGATGGCAGAAATGGACGAGAATCACCAAGTTGACTTAGCTATGAAAGTTCAGAAGTTACAAGAGATGCGAGCAAAGGCAGGTATGTAATGTTGACTACTCAAATGGCACTCAATCGTTTAGCAGACCAAGCCACTGATGTTTATACTATTCAAGAGGCTATGAACATATTAGCTGAGACTAGTGGATTATCCACACAAGAGGCTGCTAATGCACCAACCTATTGTTAGACCAGAAAAATGCACCACAATGAGACAAGACCAATTACAGTCAGCTTATAATGAGTTCTTTTTTAAGTCCGATGCTGGCCAATACTTTATAAGTTATATTGAGTCATTTATAGACAAAGAGCATAGCAAGGCCGAGAAGAGTGCTGAAAGTGCTAGAGATTTCACCCAATCAGCAAGGGGAGCAAGAGAGATTCTGAATCACATCCAATCGACGACAACTGTAATAAAGAAGGGCAAAATGCAATAAGTCATAATTCTTAGCGGTAGTTCGGCAATATTATTAACACCAGCCCGTGTTACAATCCGAACTACTGCTAGGGCTGGTGACTTAAGAAAGGTACAAGATGGAAGAAACAACCACAACCAACGAACCTGTTGATGCTGGCGAAGTTCAGTCTGTCCAGGGCGTCCCAATAGACGACCAAGGCATGGCGATTTCACAACCAGAAGAAGCAGAACAAACGTCGGCGGTAGCAGAAGCCGTTGCACCTGAGAAAGAAACTACAACAGCACCAAGTGAGCCGTCTGACGACGAACAACTTACTAAGTTTGCTGAGACCAAAGGTTTAGTTCTCGATAGCGACAATGCTAAAAAAGCAGCTAAGATGGCTATGAACGCCGAAAAGCTGATGCACGACAAAACTAAAAGAGCCAGCGAGTTAGAGAAGACGATGTCCTCTATGAGTGACGAATCTGCTCAACGACAAGCTGAAGCAACCGGTGAAAACCCAGAAGTACTCAAACGAGTACAGCGAATGGAAGTCAAGGAATCAATCCGAGATTTCTGGGACGCTAACCCTGATGCAAAGCAACATGAAGCCGAGATGGCCAAGATTGCAGTTGAAGCAGGATTATATGGTTCACCAGAGGCTATTCTAAAGGCTAGTTATGCTATGGCAATGATGAATAATCAAGGCGCTGTTAAGTCACAGGGGAAACGAGAAGCCCTCGAATCTCTAGCCCATAAACAACAAGCGTCCGTGCCAATAGGTAATGCTGTTACGTCAGGGATGACAAGTAACTCTATTACTCCTCACAATGTTGTTCAGATGGTAGATAGTCATGACCAGCAATGGTTCGTTGACCACTACGCTGAAATTAACAAAGCGATGGCCGGCTAATAATTTAGAAAAGAGAATAATAATATGGTTACAGGATCAGGTTCATTTGGTTCAGGAAATGTAAACATTGGCGCAACTGCTGCCGGTGCTTTCCGACCAAACATCTGGAGCAAAGAAGCCTTAATGTTCGTCAAGAGCAATTTGGTTCTTTTGCCACTCATCAAACACTATGATGCAGATGTCACAAGTTCAGGTCAGACGTTAGAGATTCCAAATGTTTCAGCAATCGCTGCAAACTTGAAATCACAAAACACAGTAGTTACTTTGAACTACAACACAGAGACAAAGACAACAATCACATTGAACCAACACTACGAAAGTTCATTCATTGTTGAAGACTTAGCTAAGATTCAATCAGCTTACGAACTACGAAGCGACTACACACAAGCTGCCGCTTACGCAATCGCAGAGAAGATTGATAGCGCATTGGCAACCGCAATGACCACAGCTTTCACCGGCTACGGCGCATACGGCACAGCTTTGAATGACAACCTCATTCTTTGTGTCAACCGCTACCTAAGCGAAGCTAAAGCCCCACGTTCAGATCGTTCAATCGTTGTTCACCCTAAAGGTGAAGCAGAATTACTAGCAATCGACAAGTATGTCCGATACGACGCACTTGGAGTTGGTGGTTCTACAAACAGCATTGCTAACGGCCAAATCGGAAGCATCTATGGTGCTAAGGTATTTATGAGCCAGAATCTAGTTTACCTAGACACTGCAACTGATGAATACAATCACCTGTTCTTCCACAAAGACGCATGGGCAGTTGCTATGCAACTACAACCACGCACACAGGCTCAATACAAGCAAGAATACTTGGGTTGGTTGGTCACTGTTGATGTTCTATTTGGACACACACAGTTACGCAGCGGCTTCGGTTTCAAGCTAAAATCTTAATCTATAAGGAGTAATCTTTATGGGTAAAGGTATGAAGCCTCGCAAAGAGATGAAGAAGCCGAAGAAATCCTGCTGATTCACCCAAGAAGTTCCCCACAGAAATGTGGGGTTCTTTTTGTCTTGCTGTTGTGTAAAATGTAACACATATTAACAAACATTATGTTATTATTGGGCTATATAAATAAGGAGCAACAGATGAAAAGTCCACTAGCAGTAGATAAGGCAACAGTCAAAGAGTTTAAGATTCCAAAGGAAGCAGAATTACACCCAAGACAGAAGATTGCGTTCCTTGAAGCACAATTACACGAACTTCAAGCAGCACAATGGCGAGCAAGGGTTGATGTGGTCCACGCTACACGCCTACAAGAGAGTACGATTGAAGCCTTACGCATGAAAGGTAATAACAACATGGTTGAACACAAGAATCAAGTTCAACAGTTCACAGGTGGTATCTTAATGGTCAAACAAATGATTGACGAACTACGGGCTGAATATCCATCTATGGGAGCAATCACAGCAGCCGACGAAATAGAGGGCTAAGTGAAAGATAAACTCGCAGTTATACTCCCATCAAGGGGACTTATGTTCAGTCGTACCTTTGAGGAACTACTGGGCGAGTTAGAGGATTTTAACTACGAGATATACTTTGCCCACTCAAGACCTCTACCTGAATGCTTCAATGAACCAACCGAGAAAGCATTGGCTGATCCTGACGTTTTTGCAGTCCTTATTTGCGAAGATGACATGATAATTCCTAAAGGTATCTTAAAAGAGATGTTCGCACAGAATTATCCAGTCGTAGCATTGGACTATCCATTTCAGCAAGATGGCGACTCAACGTGCCTACATGACCCACAAGGCTTTGCGTTCTGGACTGGCACTGGATTCATCTTAATCGCCAGACAGGTCTTAGAACAGCTAGAAAAGCCTATATGGCGAACTAACAGAACATTTGACCCATTTATTGACAAGGATACGATACATTTCTGGCCAAGAATGCTAGACAAGGTATTTTATGGACTACATGACCTTAACTTTGGCATGGTGCTTTACTCGTCAGGACTTCCTATTATGGTACTTGATAAAACTGCTGGCCAACGTAAATTAGTTCAGTTGGGTGGTGTCCATACTAATAACGGAGCGCATGAGATAAAGGACTTAACAATAGTTGGCAAGGATTTAGTATCCGGTATGATTACACCAGAAAACTCTGCTATGTTCTTGGGTGCGCTGAATCGCATTAAGAATGTGAAGTTCTGGGAAGATATACCTCCGTTCATTTCATATAATGAAGATAACCAACCATATCTAAACGATGGGAGAGATTTTAATGTTGTACGCTAATAGAGGTATAAAAGTCGGTGTCATTCTGCCTAGTCGTGGACTTATGTTCTCTAAGACCGCCGAAGAAATACTAATCAATCTTAAAGATATACCACATAAGTTATATTTTGCTCATGGACTACCAATACCTGATTGCTTTGAAGTGCCGACTAATGAAGCATTGGACAACGGGACTATCTCTCATTTGTGGTTTGTAGAAGATGACATGATACTACGCCCCGATACTCTTAAGAAGATGTTAGATATGGACGTGGCCGTTGTAATGGCTGATTATCCTACCACTAAAGAGGGGCATGGTGCTGAGTTTATTATCAAGAAGCACATTGTATTTGGTGGAACAGGTTGTATGTTGGTTAAGAGAGAAGTGTTTGATGAACTACGCAAACCATACTTTAGAACAGATATATGCTGGAATATCCGCAAGATGACTGGCTATATTAAGATTGTCGGTGTGCCAAGAGGTAAAGATAACGGTGGCTATGGACTACACGATGTCAATTTTGGTATCACACTGAGGCGATTAGCTATACCTATACCAATTCACGATGTTGGGTTCGCACTTGGTCAACGTAAACTTGTATCACTTGGTAAATCAGGTTCTAATAACGGCCAACATATCATTGAAGAGTGGACTAAACTACAAAAGAATAGCCTACTTAAAATAATAAGGAAGTGGCCAACAGCACCAGAGGGTAAACTGACGACTGTGATGGTTGATGGCAAAGAGATTATGTGTAGCCGGAAGCACGCCAATAAACTTATACGACTACGCATGGGCGAGAAGCCACCTAAACGATATTTAACAATAGATGATAGCGAGGTATGAAATGAACTTACTAATTGTAATGATAACTTATAACCGCCTAGAATATACGAAACGCACGCTCCGATACCTACACGACACGATAACAGTTCCTCACTATTTGGTGATTGTGGATAACAACTCAACCGACGGCACTAAAGAATATTTAGATACTTTGACACATAGAAATAAAGCCGACCTAGTTATATTCAACCCAGACAACTACTATCCAGGCAAGGCTACAAACATAGGTTGGGAAGAAGGTCTTAAGAAATACCCAGAAGCTACTCACCTAATGCGCCTAGACAACGACATGGAACTTAAAATGGGTTGGGATACTAACGCTGCCGATTATTTCAAGAAGATACCCGAACTTGGCCAGTTAGGATTGGACCACGAAGCCATTGAAGCACCAAAGGCTGTTTTAAGAGAAATGTATATCAATGGGAAGTGCTTGAACCCTTGGCCTGGTTGTGTTGGTGGTCCGAACATTATTTCACGTCAAGTCTATGATGACGGATTAAGATATGAAGATTTTAGGTGGGACGATGGTCGAAAGTCTGCACTACAAGAGGATTCAAAGTTTAGCAGGTTGATTACTTATCACGGTTATCTATCAGGACACATGACTGAAGATTTAGCTAGGACATTCGCCAACAAAACTAACTGGAAAGATTATCCAGAGTACTACATTAAGACTATGGGCGACAGAGGTTGTCAAGAACAATTAAATAAAATAAAGGAGGAAGTAAAATGAAAAGATGTTTAATTACCGGACTAAGTGGGAGCATAGGTATCCACGTTCTTGACCATATTATGTTAAATACCGACTGGGAAATAGTCGGACTTGATTCGTTCCAGCACAAAGGGTATAGAGATAGGATTACACACAGCCTCACTGATCACCCAGAGTGGTCATCCCGTATCAAAATAATTCCACATAACTTAACTTGTCCTATTTCTAACGCTACAATGAAGGAAATCGGTGATATAAACTACATTATTCACTTGGCGGCTATGTCAGATGTGTTCTTTTCAGTAGAAAATCCTGTTTGGGTCATCAAAAACAACATTGAATCAACTCTTACTATGCTTGAATACGCCAAAGAGACACCACACGAAGCGTTTATATACTTTTCAACCGATGAAGTCTATGGTTCTGTTAAAACACCTCGAATCGGACACAAGGAATGGGAAACACACCGACCATCTAACGCCTATTCGGCTTCTAAGGCAGCTTCTGAAGACTTGTGTTACTGCTACTGGCGTTCTGGTCAGGTTAAACTAATCATTACTAACACAATGAATAACTTTGGTGAAATGCAATCATCATCTAAGTTCCCCGTTATGGTCCAAAAGGCCGTAGAAAATGGTGAAACTGTTACAATACACGGCAACGATAAAGAAATTGGCACTCGCTTCTATATTCATTCAAGAAACTCTGCCGATGCCCTATTATTCTTACTAACTGAGACAACTCCACACCAACACCAACAAGGTATGCAAGATGACCCAGACAGATACAATATAGTAGGCGATGTTTGCTTATCCAATCTTGAAATAGCACAGAAAATTGCTGGGTATATGGGCAAAGAACTTAAATATAAACTACAAGACTTCCACAAAGACAATCCAGCACACGACATACACTATGGTCTTGACGGCAATAAACTTGAATCTCTTGGGTGGAAAAACAAAGTATCATTTGAGGACAGTATGAAGAAAACTATTAAGTGGCAACAAAACCACCCAGAATGGATTGAATAATGAAAGTCCTTACTCTACTTGGCACTCGTCCAGAGATAATCAAACTCTCATCTATTATGAAAAAACTAGATAAGAGTGTTGAACACATTATCGTGCATACTGGACAGAACTACGACTATGAACTTAACGAGATATTCTATGGTGATTTGGAACTACGCAAACCTGACTACTTCTTAAATGTAGGTGGTGGGACTTTGGCTGAGACAATCGCTAAGATACTCGTTGAAACCGAAAAGGTCTTAGTTAAAGAGAAGCCAAATGCCATTGTTATACTTGGGGATACCAATTCGGCCTTAGGTGGAATTATTGCTAAACGTATGAAAATACCTATTTTCCACTTGGAAGCAGGTAATAGATGTTTTGACTTAAACGTGCCGGAAGAAATCAACCGTATGATACTTGACCACATCGGCGATGTTAATATGGTTTATACCGAAAACTCACGTCGTTACCTACTAGCAGAGGGCGCACCTAAAGACCGTACATTTATAATGGGTTCACCTATGAAGGAGATATTTAACCAGTATCTGCCTAAAATACAGGCAAGTAAAATATTAGAAGAGTTAGGCTATGAGTTTTCGGAATGGGGTCTAAAACAATATTTCTTAGTTAGTATCCATAGGGACGAGAACACTGAAATCAAAGAGAACCTGATGATACTGATAGATACATTACAAGCCATAGTGGACAAGTATAACATTCCTATAATAGTTACCACACACCCTAGATTTAGAAAAAAACTAGATGAGTTAAATATTAAGTTAGACGATCGCATACATCTATGTAAACCATTTGGCTTCTTTGATTATGTACACCTGCAAATAAACGCTAAATGTGTCATTACGGACAGTGGAACAATAGCTGAAGAAAGTACAATCCTAAAGTTCCCTGCAATCACCATTAGGAACGCCGTAGAGCGCCCAGAAGCCGTAGATGTGGGCAGTTTACTAATTACTGGGGTTGATAAGGAAAACATCCTACAATGCCTAGAAATAGCTAAAGCACCTACTGTTATACCGGTTGACTATAATGTGGACAACTGCTCCGATAGAGTTCTAAATGTTATTCTTGGATATACACCATACGTTAATAAATATGTCTGGCACAAAAGATAAGGACATCTATGATACCCCACATCTTACATTTATATTGGGGCGGTGGTAGGGTATCTTTTTTACAATATCTCACGGTCTTAACATTTAAGACACATAATCCCGATTGGGAAGTATGGCTCTGGTATCCAAAAGAACCAAACAATCAACCACCAGATTGGGCAAGTGGCGAACAATCAACGTCATATATAGGTGATGATTTTTCAGATAAACTCCAGAGTATGTGTGAATATAAAGAGATAGACTTACGCAACATTGGTCTGCCATATCACTTACACGAAATACAGAGGTCAGATTATGTTCGTTGTTATTTACTTTATGAATATGGTGGCGTATGGTCCGACATAGACTTCTTGTTTATTAGACCAATTGATAAATTACTTGAAAACGATTTTAACTATACAATTTCGTATCAAGGCTTTTGGTCAAACGGATTTATAATATCAAGACCGAAGCAACAAGTCATGATAGATCTTATGCAAGAAATCATTAGGCGTATTCGTGTCAATCACAAAGACGACTATCAGTCATTGGGGACTAGAGTTTATGCAAACTTGTTCAAAAATTACGAAACAATGGTACTTAAATATCCAAATGACAAAATATACAATTTACCATCCCAAATCGTTTATCCATATTCACCGGAAACCGATTATGATGGTGTTTATAGTACAGACATAGAAAGAATGTTTTACGGAAACACCGACAAGACTACAAATGAAACTATTGGATTCCACTGGTTTAATGGTCACCCACTTGCTAAGAAATACCAAAACAATATGCGTGACTATTTGGATAATGGTAGTATAGTTAGCAAAATAGTAAAGGAATATTATGTTTTCAATAATAATGCCGATTGACACCAATAGACTAGAACAGTTCAAAATTACCAAACGGGTATATGATAGTTATCCACAAGTTAAAGAGTTCGTTATGCCGACTCGTAGTTATGACGCTGTATTTAAGTATCTTGAAGATAATGACTTAACTAAGAATGTTCGTTTGATACCGTATGAACACGAAATAGGATTTAACCCCAG